AAACGCTGCACAGTTACCGCATCTCATAGACTTTATGGTGTCGGTAGGAGCGTTGTACATCTTGGCTTTCTTTAACCAAAAAGCATCATTTGCTTCATCTGGGTTAGGAGGGCCATAGCCAAACTTCTTGAACGCATTATTGCGGTTCTTCAGGTTGATAGATACATCCTGAGTAGCTATAGGACAAGTAATGCCAGATAAGAGTTTCATTTTGAAAACAATCTGTCAGCAATAAAAGTGATTAAGCCACCCGCAAAGGACGCTATTGCCATGCCAACAAAGAAACCACCTTTAGACTTGTTAGCCATCTCTAAAAGCAGTTTAATATCTTGACGAAGTCCATGAACTTCTAGCTGTAAAGCCTCAACTTGGGCTTCTAACTTGCCAAACTCTCTTGGATCAATATCAGACATTTGCTACTTTCTTTGGTCGCCCGAGCTTCTTAACAGGCTGTGGACGAGCTAAAACAATAGGTTTTTGATAAGTTTCTGTCTCTTCTTGGTCAACACGAACATATCCTGAATGACCCTTCATGCTATCAATATCGTGCTGATAGGTAAAAGATACAGTGTTTCCACTCTGTAAACATCTAAAAGTAGCCATAAATACTCCAAAAAAAGGGGGTAGTTAGCCCCCTTTTAGATTAGACCAAACGAACTACAACGCACTTAATTGTCGTGCTTGCCAAGTCCAAAGTACCGCCTGATTCATTTTGGAAACGAATAGAGACAGTATTTGCGGCTGAAACATAAGGCGTGATAGAGATGCCAGAGACATCTACACCCATACTTACGTTCAGCACAATATCGCCCAAAGCCACGCCAGGTACGGCAATGGTGTTTGTTTCACCCACGCCATCAGCTAAAGATGAGGCGTTAAGTGTTGCTGTTACTGACCAAGTGTCAGAAAAAAGACCACGAAACTGGTCATTGCCCCTACGGGAAACGACTGCGGTTGCTGCTGCCATAATAAATTCTCCTTAATGTAAAAAACGCCCCCCACCCGTTAAGGCGAGGGGAAAGATGGCAACTGCTTACGCAGGTACGATCAAGGCAAAGAAGGAGGCAGAAGTCGCTGCACCAACAGTAGCGGCTTTCCTCAAAGCGGCAACACCATACAAAGTGTCAGAAGTAAACAGAGTAGCGAGGTACTCTTGCTTGTACTGAACTTGTGAACGGATACCAACTTGCTCAACCAGAACCATAGAGTCCTTGTGGCCCATCAAGCAGACACGGGCAGCGGCAGAACCACTGGTTGTATCGCAGTTGCTAGATGTAAACACGGGGATACCATAAAGGTTGCCGATCTCACCATTGCGGATAGCGTTGCCATCACCCACAAAAGCCTGCTCAGTGTAACGGGCAAGACCCATCAACGTGTTACGGCTTGAAGGAGGAATGATGAAGAAGCGATTATCCATAGGAGTGTCGTTGTCATCCATACGCTGAATAGTGCGACGAATAGCGGCATCGGTCAAAGCAGACTCATTGTTGCTACCAGCAACATAAGCTGTTGTACCATCACCACCGATATAAGCACCAGTAGCGTAGGCGTTAGTACCTGCACCACCATTGGAGGAACGACCCAACTGAATCAAGTCTGTATCGACTTGTTTAGCCAAGGCATAACCCGCATCAGAGGTGTAGAAGTTACGCATAGAGTTCAAGGCTTGAACTTCTGCAATATCTTCGATCAAGCGGCTATATTCATAGTGCTTGTTGATGGATACTTGAACTTCAGATGCTGTATCAACGATCAAAGTAACTGCATCAGTTGCTACTTTGGCAGAAGCTGAACCACGACCAGGAGCTGGAATGTGAACTACATCACCCTTCTTGCCCTTGAAGTTCATCTTCATAACCAAGTTTGCTAGAACAAGGTTCTTTTTGTAACTGGCAACAATTTCATCACTCCAAATTTCAGGAATGAAGTTAGCTGCGGTTGTTACTGTGGTTGCATTGTTAGGTGCGAATGCTGTATTAGCCATGTTTAAATCTCCAATAAATTAAGTTTACTTAACCCGACCTTCTTGGTACGCCTGCATGATTTCATCAGAAAGCGCCTCATAGCGGTTAGGGTCTTGCATTTTCAGCCGAATAAGGTCAGCCCTACGATAAACTCGTTTTGATGACTCTCCAGAACCACCTACATCTACTCCAACTGCTCTCAAATTCTGCTTTCGAGTTGCTTCTCCAGCATCACTCGTTTGCTTCTGTTTGACAGAGCGAAGTTCTTTGTAAGTCGATAACAGTTCATTAGCTGAATCATAGTCAAATTCTGCATCAGCACGTTTGAACAAGTCAATGCGTACAGGGCTAGATTTAACCCAATTTGCAAAGTCCTCATTTTTAGCAATTTCGCCAAAATCAGGATGTTCTTGCGCTAACTTTTGCTGAATCTGTGCCCTCTTCATCTCTAGCATTGCTTGGCGAGCAGCAATGATGTCTGGGTGACTATCAACAGTCTTTTGAACTGCCTTCTGTGGATTCTCAAAGAAATCTACTTCAGGCTCTTCTATTTTTGTCTGTTGTTGTTTAGAACTAAGGTTCTGTTTAATGAGTTCATCGGCTAACTTACGGACTTCGCCTACTTCTTGTGCTTGCTTACCAATGAGCTTTTCAGCCTCTTGGTGCATTTTCACGATTTCATCTAAACTTTTGTGCCTGTATTTATCAGGAAGTTCCGACTTATCAGTATCTTTTTGTGAAGTCTTCTGTTCAACAATGTCAAACTCACTTAACTCTTCTTTTTCGTTGTCAATCAACATACGTTTCCTTTTTCCTGCCGTTATCGGTTGTAGGAGATTCAACTCGGCATAATTGCTTATGAGTTGAGTTTCTGCTCAGATTTCAACTTGTCAGTATGACTCTTTCCAAATTTGGCATGAGCCGATGGAAAAGAACCAGACCATCCTTCAAGTCTAAAAGCTGGCGCAGAGAGTGAACGTGTAGCCAAAGCCCCACACTCACACTTCAAGTTCGTTGCCTCATAAACAACAAACTTTTCTGTTTTGTGTCCGTTTTCACAGACGTAATCATAAAATCTCTTCATATGCCCTCTCGCTGATCTCTTTAAGATTTTTCAGCCAAGTTAGGATAGAAAGTTCACCTTTTTTGAATTGTAGGTCTTTCTCATCAGAAACTACAGAGATATTATTCAAAGATACTATTATTTTGTCAATATCTTCTACTAAATCTTTCCACCCTTGGGTAGACATCATCTCAAAGCGAGCTTCGTAATACTTTTGCAGTTCAGGGGTCATACATCTTCAGAACCAGCGTATTGCGTAAAAGTCTTCAAAACACCATACATAGCGGGGATTAAATCACCCTCTAGGTCTTCCATATTGATGTAGTGAGCCTGTTGTTGAATAGAGGGCCATCCAGCTTTACGGGCTTCCTCTGTTGCGTGGATTTCCACTTGAACTTGAATTTGGTCTTTTGTACCAAAGAAGTTAGTAATCCTAGCGTAAGCCTGTGTTTCAGACTGTCCGTTTGTGTTGTTTACTGCGGTTATCTTGAGGGCCATATCAGTTCCAAGGTAGTGGTGCGGGTTGTGGTGTTGGGACTGCCGCTTGTGCAATCAAAATAGCCACTTCGTTTTCCATTGCAGATACACGCTCTGGGCCAAGGGCGGCTTGTGTCCACTCTAAGGCTTGTGCTTGGGTAATCTGGTCAAATGGCGTAAAACTGTCTGGGTTTGCGGGTAGCAAGTTTACAGAGTAGTTAACCTGTTGACCATCTTTTGCAATGGTGAAGTTAGACATAACAACTGTCTGCGGTTCAGGGCTGTTCATCACCTGAAGTGAATTGATTGTCCAGTTATACATTTGGAATCTCCTTAGTTAATTCATCAAGTTGGGTTTTGAGGTTTTGCATCACAACCCATGCTCCTGTCTTGGTCTGCTGCTCTCCAAGAAGTGCAATCAGATATTCAATTTCTTGCTTAGATAATTCTAGTTTCATATTGTTTCCTTATGCAATAACCGCAAGTCTGCGAACTGTACCACCAGAGTCTTTGATTTCTACATATCCTTGAATTGTCAAAGCCATGTTTGCTGTGTAAGTTCCAAACCTTACGTTACCTGTTCCTTTTGGCGTAAAAGCAAGGTCAATGTTTGTGTCTGAGCCAGCAACAGAATGGACTACAGCATTTCCTGTTGTAGAACCTGTAAACTGGTGGTAATTAACAGCAGAGGCTGTGTGGGCTACGTTTAGTTGCGTTGTACCTGCCGCATCTGTTTGCAAAGCTAATGCACCACCAGATGTTTGAATTTGTCCAGTTGTTGAAGTTGAGCGAAATATTGGGCCAGCAGTAGAACCAAACACTTCCCAAAAATTAGTAGCACTAGCAATGTCAGTACGAATACGAAAATGCGTTCCACCATTACCAGAAAATATTGAATTACCACTAGAAGCAAAATTAAACCCACCCGTACCTTTAGTAGACAGGTTTAAACCAATATTTGTATCTGAACCTTGTGCAGAAATAGTAGGAGAACCACCTGTAATTTGTACATAGTTAACAGCAGAGGCTGTGTTTGATACTCTTAATTGTTCGCCACCCGATGTTTTAACTTGAAATGGTGAGGAATTTGCCACGTTAACTGCCAAGCCTTGAGATTGACCAACGGGGTTAAACTCAATGTAAGACATTGCCGTAGTGTCAACAACATGACTTAATCTATAACCAACACCAGTCCAATCAGCAGAAGTTGTATGTCTAGCTAACGATGCTCTTAACAAAACCAAATTTCCACTAGCAACACCTTGGAAATTAACAATATTTTGCGAATTACTAGCAGTACCACCAACAGACAAAGGTGTGTAAATTGTTGCAGAGCCAGCATTTTTAGTAATTAAGTTCAAATCAGCATTTGTATCACTTCCCTGTGCGCTTATCGTTGGCCCTGAGCCTGTAACCGCACCCGTTACTTGTACATAGTTAACAGCAGAGGCTGTGTGGGATACACGCAGTTGTTCTGGGCCAGCATTGTTTGTAAAGAAACGATGATTTCCAGTTCCTTTTGTAACAAAGGACGAATCAATGTTTGTGTCTGAACCGCTTGCAACTAATTGCGGGGGATTACCTGCGCCCCTTCCTGTTACATAAAAATAGTTTACAGGTGTTCCGCCAACATCTTGAACTTGGAAAGCCTCACCGCTTGGTGTGTAAAACCTTAAAGTTCCACCAATAGAACGAACAACAGATGCAGACCCCACAGTCGCATAAGCCGCCGCACCACTACCACCGCCACCAGAGAAACTTACTGTTGGTTGTTCTACATAGCCTGAACCTGCTGTAAAACTTGACTGTGTAGCGGCAAGCGCATAAGTCATGGTAAATGTTGCGCCACTTCCCGTTCCACCAGTAACAGATACTGGGTTTGTTGGAAGTGCAGTCATGTTTCCTGATACTGCAAAAGTAACAGTAGCAACAGCAGAACCAGACAAAGTTGCAACAGTAAGTTGTGACGCTGTTCCAGTTGCGCCAACAATTGTTAATGTGTCGCCAACTGTGTATCCAGTACCACCCGCAACAACAGTCGCTGTAGAACCAGTCATTGATGGAGACAATGTTGCCTGTGTTCCACCCGCTGTAGTAGGTGCAGAAATTACAGCAGATGGTACTGATGTGTATCCAGAACCGCTAACAGTCCTTGTAATAGCAGTAACAGTACCACCATTAGAGATATTCACCCCTGAACTACCAGCGGCTAGGTCTATTGCTCCTGTTCCTTTGGAAATAAACGCCATGCCAATATTAGTGTCGGAACCAAGCGCAGACACAACAGCGGGCGCACCAGAAATGTTTGACTGAATCTGTAAATAATTGACAGAACCGGAACCGCTATCAAGTAATTGCAAAGCAACACGAGGAGTTCCAGCACCCCTAGTTTGGAAAATAATCCCGTTATTTCCTTTTGAATTAAGTGTTAAAGGAATGTTTGTATCTGAACCCTGTGCCGAAATAACAGGAGATGCCGTAGTAGCCGCACCAGTCACCTGAACGTAATTGACTGCTGATGCGGTGTGGGCGACCGACATTTGCAAAGTACCAGCGGCTCCAGCCGATGAAAAGTTATGTGCGCCAGTCCCTTTGCTAACCCAAGTAATGCCTACGTTAGTTGCCGCACCATTTGCATAAGTTCTAGTCGCAGATGCAATTTCATTGCTAATGTTTAAATAGCCAGCAGTTGCACTTGCACCATCTGTAATTCTTAACGCTTCTCCAGTTGTATTTGTAAAAGATTGCGATGCTCCGCTAGTTCTGACAATTGGAGTTGTTACAGATGTATTGGCAGTAAGCGTAGTAAACGTACCAGCCGCAGGGGTTGTGCCTCCTATGACTGTGTTGTTGATTGCACCGCCTGTGATGGCTACGTTGTTGGCATTCTGTGTTGCCATCGTGCCATAACTAGCAATTGTGGCTTGTAGGGCAGCAATAGCGTTTAAAGTTGTCTGTGAGTCACCACCTGATCCGCTCTGAATCTTATGGATTGTCTGTGCAACATCAACAGGAACTACCTCGCCAACATTGATTTCTCTGCCATCAGATAAAGTAATTACTAAACTACCATCAAAGTCAATCTTGGCATCTTGGACGCTAATCCCGTCTTTTCCGTCTAATCCATCTTTGCCATCAAGACCATTCTTTCCATCTCTTCCTTGAGCGCCATCTAATCCTCGGTCGCCTTGCTCACCTTTTTGACCTTGGATGCCTTGTTCTCCTTTTTCAGGGATTATTCTTAGTTTGGCTTCTACTTTGGCTTCAATAGTTTTAAGAGCCTCAATAATCAACTCTACATTGTCATCAATAGCCTGTTGCTCATTTTCTTGCATAGCAACAAGTGTCTCCTCCATCTGATTGATGGCGGCTAACTTGTCATCAAAAGACGAATCTGGTGACTCAATACTCTGGATTAGCTCTTTGATATTAGCCATTCTTTAAACCATCTGTAAGTTTAGACAAGAAGTCTTGTTTTACTTTATTCTGAGCATTTAA